CAGCCGCGTGGCTGGGCCTGGGTTGACCCGTTGAAAGATCAACAAGCCAGCAAGCTAGCCATTGACCTGGGCGTTATGTCCAGGACAGAAGTTGCGGCCGCAGCCGGCCGTGATTTTGAAGACACGTTGGCGCAGCTACAAGCCGAAAACGAATTATTGAAACAGTACGGCATTGCCGTAGAACAAGTCGAAATGCCAGGGGGAACCAATGAGCAATAAGACGATTAACACAGGCGTTATGCACCGGTCGTTTGACCTATCGCGCGACGCCATAGACGAGGAAGCGCGCACAGTTGAACTAGCTTTTTCCAGCGAGTCACCGGTTGCACGGTGGTTCGGCGACGAAATCTTAGACCACAGCCCTGAATCAATCCGCCTTGGCCGGTTGAGTGATGGCGGGCCGGTCTTGGTGGACCACGACGCAACCGACCATGTTGGTGTTGTCGAGTCGGTAGTAATTTCAGGCGACCGCATGGGGCGGGCAAAGGTGCGCTTTGGGAAAAGTGCCCGCGCTAATGAAATCTGGCAGGACGTAACAGACGGTATTAGAAAGTCAGTAAGCGTGGGTTATCGAATCCACAAAATGGCTTTGGAATCCGAACAAGACGGACAGGAAACCTACCGCGCAAGCGATTGGGAACCCTTTGAAATTTCCATGGTTAGCGTGCCAGCCGATGCCGGTGTAGGTATTGGTCGCGCCGCAGTTGGCGACCATGAAACAGAAGTGACTAATTTACAAATTAAACAAATTGAGGAATCCAAAATGGATACTAAAACCCCAGAAGTCGCCCCAGTTGTTGACACAACAGCAGCGGTAGACGCAGCACGCAAGGCCGAATTAGGCCGTATTACAGACATTGAAACTTTAGGCGAGCAGCACGGTTTTAAAACCGACGCACGCGCAGCCATTGCCGGCGGTGCCACCGCTGACCAGTTCCGTACAGACTTACTATCCAAGATCAGCAAGCCACAGCCAGTAATTGATACTGACATTGGTTTAACTGAAAAAGAAGTGCGCCAGTTTAGCTTTATGCGTGCAATCCACGCCCTGGCAAACCCAGCAGACCGTCGCGCACAAGAAGCCGCCGCGTTTGAATTTGAGGCGTCACGCGCAGCGAGTGAAAAAATGGGCCGTCAAGCACAAGGCATTTTTGTGCCAAGTGACGTTTTAAAGCGTGACATGAACGTGGGCACGGCTACCGCCGGTGGCCATACAGTTGCAACCGACCTATTGAGCAACAGCTTTATTGATTCGCTTGAAAACTCAATGCAAGTGGCTAACCTTGGCGCGACGGTATTGCGTGACCTACAGGGCAATATTGCCATACCACGTCAAACCGGTGGTGCAACAGCCTACTGGGTTGCTGAATCTGGTGCCGTGACTGAATCAGCCGCAGCGTTTGACCAGGTAACAATGTCGCCTAAGACCGTTGGTGCATTCTCAGACCTAAGCCGCAAGTTGTTGTTGCAATCGTCTATGGACATTGAATCCTTTGTTCGTAACGACCTGGCTATGCGTTTGGCCTTGTCTATCGACAGCAAGGCGATCAATGGCGACGGTTCTAGCAATACGCCAACGGGCATTTTGTCCACCACCGGCATTGGTTCCGTATCGTTTGGCGCTTCTGGCGCACCTACCTTTGGTGAGGTTGTGGACGTTGAAACAGCCGTTTCACAAGACAACGCGCTAATGGGTTCTTTGGCTTACATGACGACCGCCGCAATGGCTGGTGGTTTGAAGCAGAAAGCCAAGGACAGTGGTTCAGGTCAATTCGTATTAGCCGGCGGCCAAGCCAACGGTTACAACGTTGCAGTGACCAACCAGTGCGCAGTTAACACCATGATTTTCGGTAATTGGGCAGACCTAATTATCGGAATGTGGGGCGGCTTGGACATTAACGTCGACACGTCTACTGGTTCCGCTTCTGGCACCGTGCGAGTCGTTGCGTTGCAAGACGTTGACATTGCAGTACGTCACGCACAGAGCTTTGCGAAAGGCGCATAGCCCTAGCAATGAGGGCGGGGTAACACCCGCCCATTATCCCAGGGGGATTTTATGCAAGTAAAGATTTTAAGTTCCACCGTCGCTGGTGGTCAAGATTTGTTAGCCGGTGCTATCGCTCAAGTGAGCGACCAGGACGGGCAAACGCTTATAAAAATGGGCAAGGCCGAGGCATATACAGCGCCAGCCGTGACCAAAAAAGCACCTAAAAAAAGGGGCTAGCACATGGCTTTTGTCGAAGATTTTTCCGAGTTTTTTGAAACAGACGAGTTTGCCGTAGAGGCGCAATTCGCCGGTGCAAACGTGGGCGGGATTTTCGAGGAAAGTTTTATCGAGGTCCACGGCGTCGAGGGATTACACCCGGTGTTTACGTGCGTGCAAGCCGATGTAAGCGGCGTTACCCATGGTGACGCAATCACAATTGGTGGTGTGACTTATCACGTTCACGGCGTACAGAAAGACGGCACCGGCCTGGTGGCCTTAGTGCTTGAGGACCAAAGCTAATGGCGCACGCGAGACAACAGATACGCGAGCAATTAGCCGCGACATTAACCGGGCTTACAACGACAGCGAGCCGCGTTTATGACACGCGCCTTTATGCCTATGACACCTTGCCGTGCTTAACGGTTTACGCAGACAAAGACACGGTAGACGAAGAAAAAAGCCAAGCCGGCAAACACTGGCATGACCTGGCGCTAAGAGTTGAAGCCAGGGCAAAGGCTAAGGATTCAGTCGAGGACACCATCGACACCATTTGCGCCGAGATTGAAGCCGCCATATACGCCGACACAAAGTTAAACGGCACGGTTTTAGACGTGTTTATAGCCGACACACAGATAGAGTACAGCGTCGAGCAGGACCAGCCCATAGCGTTGGCCACGTTGACGCTAAACGCCACGTACAGGGTCGCACCGAGCGCCCCAACGGTACTGGCAAACTAGAGGTATAGCTATGTTGATGTACAAACAAAATTGCGAGCCGGTGGACGTTTTGCCGGCCAATGTTTCCACGATGGAAAACCGGGGGTGGGCAGTAACCCCGGCCAAACAACCAGCCAAAACAACGAAAGCCAAAACAACCAAAGAGGTAATTAAAAATGGCAATTCATAAAGGCAGCGAAGGGGTGGTGAAGGTCGGGTCTAGCACAATCGCCGAGGTTCTAGACTGGTCACTCAATGAGTCGGCCGACACCATTGAAACCACCAACCTGGCAGCAACAGCAAAAACTTATGTGGCCGGCAAACCCGGTGGCAGCGGTTCGGTATCGTGCCATTGGGACGAAACCGACACCAGTGGCCAGGGCGCATTAACCGCCGGGGCAACCGTAACGCTAAACGTGTACCCAGAAGGCGCCGACAGTGGTGACACTTACGCCAGCTTTTCGGCACTAATCACCAGCATTGACCGCGCAAGCGGCGGCGGTGATGGCATTGTATCCGCGTCGTTTAATTTTACGGCGTCTGGTGCAATTACGTGGGCTACAGTTTGATCTTTGATGCTATCCAAAGCTAACAGTTTAGTGCGGTGGCATAGCATTTTGCTAAAAGCGTTTACCCGATGCGCGAGCCACCGCCTATTTATTAATCGGGTAAACATTAATCGGGTGATTTATGAGTGAATTATTAGACGTAGCAAAAGCACAATTTAGGGACCGCATGGGCGGCGCATTAAATAGCGTCGAAGTGCCGGAGTGGAACACCACGATTTACTTTAAACCGTGCATGAGCTTCAAACAGCAAGGCGAGGTGTTAAACCTGGCAAGCCAAGGCAAACAAGCCGAGGCCATTGCACTGACATTTATTACGCGCTCGCTAGGCGAGAACGGGAAAGGCTTATTCAAGCGGGTCAATATGACCGAGATAATGAACCAGGTGGACCCGGACGTAATTAGTCGTGTTGTGTCTGCCATGGGGGGCGACGATTTAGAAGTCGAGGATGCGGTAAAAAACTAACAGGGGACCGTGATTTGCGCTTTTTAATGGCGCTGGCCGAGCATTTACACAAGACGCTCGCCGAAATCATGGACCTATCATTAGACGAATTAACATTGTGGGCCGGATATTTTGAGGTAAAAAATGGCAACAAATAACTTACAGATCAAAATATCAGCCAAGAACAAAACGGCGCGGGCGTTCCGTGCTGTGAAAGCTGGCCTGGGCGGTATTGCTCGCGCCGCTTTTTCGATGAAAACAGCCGTGGGCGCAGCCGCCGGTATTGCCGGTATTGGCTTTCTAGTCAAGCGGTCTATGAATTTAACCGACGAGTTAGCAAAATCAAGCCGCGCCATTGGCGTATCGGTCGAAGCATTACAGCGATTAAGGCACGCCGCCAACCTCGGCGGCATGGAGTCGAAGCAACTAGACAAGGCCGTGCAGAAATTGGCAATCAATATTGCCGAGGTGGCGACCGGCACCGGCGAAGCTAAGGACGCCTTTGAACAATACGGCATTGCCGCGACAAATCAAGACGGCACGCTGCGAAACGTGGGCAGCGTAATGGGGCAAGTCGCTGATGTGATGCAAGGCATGACAAATCAGACCGCACGCGCGTCGCTTGCCTATGACCTGTTTGGCGCTCGCGGTGCGAAAATGGTTAACGTGCTAAAAGACGGGCGGGCCGGCTTGCACGCTGCCATGTTAGAAGCCGATGAATTGGGCTTGGTAATGAACGCCTCGCTTGTCATTGGGGTGGAAAAAGCCAACGACGCAATAACGCGATTAACATCATATCTGGCAAATGTTTTCCACCGGGTGGTGGCAACGCTTGCGCCGGTAATTCAGGACGTAACCGACGCACTGCGCACTTGGTTTGAGTTGAAAATCGACAAAGCCGGTGGCCCTGGCGAGCTTGCCAAAGAAGTTGCGCGCAGTGTTTTAGGTGCAGCAAAGTCGATTATGGGCACGACAACCGCCATGGTTAACAGCGTAATAGGCGGCATTAACCAGTTGCGCCTAGCATTCCGCGCCTTAATGAGTTTTTTGCCTGAATCAATGGGCGGCTTGCCCACGTTGATGGATTTGTTAGAGCGTAAAGCTAAAGTTATCGACGATATAGGGCGACGCAACAGGTTACGCGAAAAGCGATCTGGCGCGGTTCCAGCCGTTAGCGACACACTACAAGCCGACCTTGACGCGATCAACAAGACGATTGAACGCCGCGAATATCTGCAAGACAATTTCCAGCATATTGAGCTAGTAAAGCCTGGCAGCGGCATGGCTGCAATCGACCGACTATTGGCCGACTTAAATAAAGTTAACACCACATTGCCTAGCACAGCCAACACAGTGGACGCCGGGCTAGCCAAAGCCGTCGCCGAAAAAGCCGCAAATGAAAAGGCCGCAATTGATAAAGCCTTAATGGATACAAAATTGCGCCATGCCTATGGCTATTACACGCAAATGGTGGAGCTTGAGCAGAAATCCATTCAAGACCAGGCAGCCGCAAACGAGGAAAGGCTAAGGCAGACATACAGCTTATATGGCGCATACCGCACCCTGGGCGAAAAGACCCAAAACATTTGGGAAAATACCGCCGACGCCATTAAGGACGCTTACGACTCAATGGCCGATTCAGTGACCAGCACATTAACCGATTTAATCGTTGATGGCGGTAATTGGCGCGACGCAATGAAGGGCATTATTAACGACGTTTACCGCGAATTTGTACGCAAGCAAATATCCGCACCGCTAGTTAATGCGGGCAGTAATTTAATGGGCGACATTTTCGAGACTATATTAGGCACACGCGCCATGGGCGGCCCGGTTGTTGGTGGTGGCAATAGCTACCTAGTCGGCGAGTCGGGACCGGAATTGTTCACACCAGGGCAAAACGGCCACATTACACCAAACAACCAGCTTGGCAGCCAGCCGGTAAATATTACATACAACATTAAGTCGTGGGACAGCCGCGACACCATGGCCACGTTACAAAAAAGCGCGCCGCAAATTGTCGGCATTATTCAAGAAGCATTTAACAAACGTGGCCAACGAGGGTTTGCATAATGAGCGGAGCGTTTCCAACCACCGTGGCATTGGCCGATATGACCATAACAAGCGTCGAGCCGACGGCCGTTAGCGCCACCCATAGTCTAAAGCGCCAGGTGCGCCGCCGTGGTGCCCAGCGTTGGGCGTTGCGTGGCAGTTATGCGCCGCTTACCAGGGCACAAGCGGCCGAATTGTTTGCTTTTTCAGTCAAGCAAAAAGGCCAGTTTGAAACCTTTACCATTGTGCCGCCCACAGTATCCACGCCCATGGGAGTGGCCACAGGCACGCCGTTAGTAAATGGCGCACACGTTGCCGGCGATACGACAATTGCGGTAAACGGTTGGACCAACTCAACCACCGGCATTTTAAAGGCGGGCGATTACATTAAATTCGGCCACGACAAAGTGTATATGTTGGTTGGTGATGCAAGCAGCGACGGAGCCGGAGCCGCGACGCTATCTATTCACCCGGCATTAATGAGCGCGCTTGGTGACAACGAAACCGTGACCGTTTCAAACGTACCGTTTACCGTGGCATTTGCGGGCGACCAGCAAGACGTTAGCGAGGCCGCCAGCGGCACGTTTGGGTTTTCCATTAGCTTGGTGGAGGTGGCCTAATGCGTACCACCAGCAGCGCCGTACAGACTGAAATAAGCGCCGCAGCAAACACACCCGTACATTTGGTCGAGGTTACTTTAGGCGCGACGGTTTACCGCATGACCGACGCCTATATTCCATTAACCTGGGGCGGTAATGAGTACAGCCAAGCCGGGCATTTTCTTGGTTTTTCAGACATTGAAGAAAGCGCGACGGTACAGGTCAGCAAATTAACCGTGTCATTAAGCGCAATCGACACCACCTATGTCGCCTTGTTACTTAGCCAAGATTACTTAGACCGGCCTATTAAGATTTACAAAGGCTTTTTAGATGCCGCCGGGGCGCTAATTGTGGACCCGTTATTGGTGTTTGAAGGGCGTATTGATTCGCCCATGATTCAAGAAGACCCGGACGCCGGAACAGCCGCAATTGCCGTTAGTGCGTCAAATTCGTGGGTTGATTTTGAGCGACGTATAGGGCGCTTTACAAATCACGAAGGGCAACAGGTGTATTTCCCAGGCGATATGGGTTTAGAGTTTGCCAGCGAGATTGTAAAGGACGTTGTGTGGGGTAAAGCGGGGTGATGGATGAACAAGCGTTATATAAATTCGTTGAAGACCGCCGCCGCCAGGGCTTTGCGTGGGGCCGCAATGATTGCAATATTTTATGCCTTGCTTGGCTCGATCTTATTGCAGGCAGCCAAACAGTGGATTTGCTCAAAGGTAAATATAAAACCGCGATAGGCGCTGCCAAGTATCAAAAGAAATTCGGCCAGCGATTAATCGAAGGCATTAAAGAACATGGCGGCATTGAGATAGAACCAGGGTTTCAGCAGGAGGGTGATTTTATCATTGCCAAAAGCGACAAGTGGGATTGCGGGCACATTTGCCTGGGCCGTTATGTTTTAAGCGCAGGACCGGAAACCGGTTGCACTATTTACAAATTAGATACGTTTTCAGGCTATACCGTTTTGAGGGTTGATTCATGCCAGCAGTTGTAGGATACCTCGCAGGACAGGCCGCTATAGGGTTAACCTTTGGCATGGGCCTCACAGCCACGCAAACGGCAATGGTAGCCATGGCCGCATCCTATGCCGCCAGCAATCTCGCTGCGGGGCTAATGGGGTCGGAAGGTGACGACATAGGCGGTGGCATACTCACAAACAAGGCCAGCGCCAATGCAGCCGTACCAGTGATATACGGCAGCCGTAAAGTTGGTGGCACCCGTGTTTACCTGGAAGTGAACGGCGACGATAACGAATATTTGCACCAGGTGATTGTATTAGCCGAGGGCGAAATTGATTCAATAAATAACGTCTATTTAAACGATATTGATAGCACAGATACACGGTTTAGTGGCCTTGTCACTATCGTTAAAAAGACGGGCGCAGATAACCAGGCGGCGGTGACAAGTTCGGAAATCTCAAACTTGCCATCGTCGTGGACCAGCGCGCACAAGTTGAGTGGCATGGCATACATTTATGTGCGCATGAAGTGGGACAAAGACGCATTTCCGCGCGGCGTGCCATTAATTACGTGCGACGTGGACGGCAAAAAGACCTATGACCCGCGCACCAGCGCAACGACGTTTAACCATAACCCAGCCCTGGCGCTGCGCGACTATTTGACAAATACGCGTTATGGCCGGTCTATACCCACGTCACAAATTGACGACGCGGCCATTATTGCCGCCGCAAACTATTGTGACGCGACGGTAACAAAGGGCGGCGTATCGAGCGCGCGTTATACGTGCGACGGCCTGGTAAATATCACGCAAACCAGCCTGGATATTATTAACAAACTGTTATCCAGTTGCCGGGGGTTTTTGGTGTTCACCGGTGGCGTATATAAGCTGGTGCTAGACAAGCCGGAAAGCGCCGTCTTTACATTTTCAGAAGATAATATTGTGGGCCAGTGGTCCATTGGCCTGGGCAACAAAAACACGACGTATAACCGAATCACGGCCACGTTTTTTAACCCGGACAGAAATTGGCAGCAAGATCAGGCGGTGATTGATTCCAGTTCGTTGCGAACCGATGACAACGGCCTGGTGCTTGAGCGACAAACGATGTTGCCGTTCACAAGCAACATTTACACCGCGCAACAAATTGCCACAATCAATTTAAACCAAAGTCGCCAGGGCGTTACTTGTCAGTTCACCGCCACGATTGAGGCGTTGCGAGTCGAAGTTGGCGACGTGGTTTACGTCAAGCACGACACGCCCGGTTGGGATACTTTGAACAGCAACCAGGGAAAGCTATTCCGCGTTATTGCTATGTCTTTGCAAGCCAACGACGAAGTGGCCGTAACGTGCCGCGAATATGATTCGACAGTGTACGACTTCGGCACTATTAACACCGTAGACGCGACGCCTAATACGGCATTGCCGGACCCGCACGCAACGGAAGCCATGGCCAGTTTAACGGTGACAAGTAGCGCCGCGACACAGGTGCAAAACGACGACCGCACAAACTTATTAACGCTCCAGGTGGCATGGACCAATGCCAGCGAATATACCACGCATTATGAGGTGCAATGGAAGTTATCAAGCGCCAGCAGTTACGGCAATACGCTAACCACCAGCAATTCGTCCATTACCCTTGGCCCTATTGTAGCCGGGGCTAATTACGATGTTAGGGCGCGGTCGGTGTCTACACTTGGGGTGCGCGGCGCATGGTCTACTGTTTCAAGCCACGCCGCATATAGCGACGCCACAAGTAACGCGATTACGCGGGTATTTTCGCAGCGCGATAATGACGCCGCAAACCCAGCAGCGGATTACCAGGTGGGTTCCAGTTGGCGCTATTATTTTTGGAAAATCCATACTACCGACGAGTCGTTTACGCTATCAAATGCAAAAGTGTTGCTAGATATGAATGGCGTGATCGATGTGGCTGGGTTAGGCAGTTACATAGCACATTATAATTACTGGTATGCGGGTTGGGTTTATGCCGACGCGGGTGGTGTGCCGTTAGCGACCGACGCCTACCTAACACCGGCCTGGGTCGATGGCTCAATGCGGGTTTTAGTTAAACGAAGTTTAGGCAACAACTCGGCACCATTGGATAACGTCCATTTTGAAATTGACTTGCAAAAATCTTTTCCTGATGGGCACACATTAGCCGCAAACACATATTACAAAATGAGCGATAACACCCTGGTTACGTCGGCAATGTCAGATATAAAAATGGTGTTTGGGGTTTGGCATTTTGAGCTAAACATTAACCAATCCACACTCAATGAATGGAAAGACGTCAATACGGGCGTAACGGTGTTGCAGCGATGATTTTTATAAATTGTAACCAGGCCGACGAGTCGTTTAATTCCGTCGTTGAATTTGTAAAAGATAACGATCTGGACGTATTAGACAAGTTGGAAGTTAACGACATACCGGCCGAGGCGACGTGCATTATTTACAGCGATTCACATAAAGAATTTGTAGCGATAAACGACGGCAGCCTGGAATTAACATTTGAATATGCCGGCGCGTACACCGTAAAAATTATCGCGCCAGCAGGATATAAGGAGGTTATTGATTGTGAAGTGGCACCATTCCGTCCCGTATGACAAAAGGCGGCGGCCAAAATACCCGCCGTTAGCCGATCAATTGGACGCTATCTGGAAAGGCGGCGACGATGCCGACGCCATGCGATTGCGAATTATGGCGATTAAAAGCCAGCATCCTAAAAAATAACCTGGCGCGCTTGTAATTTTTCACGCATACGCCTATGCCGTATATATAACATTGGAATTGGAGTAATTAAAAATGAGCGAATTATCAAACCACCTTGAGAATAAATTTCTCGACATAACATTGAAAGGGGCCACGGCATACAACGTGTCTACACCATATTTAGCGTTATTCACCACAGACCCAACAGACGCGGGAAGTGGCACAGAATGTAGTTGGACAGGCTATGCCCGTCAAACCATGGCGTTTGGCACGATCAGCAACGGCTCGGTTTCGTCAAGCGGCACAATTACATTCCCAGCCGTGGTTG